TGTATGAACTTAGTCCCCCCACTTTGATCATACCCCCCGGGATCGTGCCCCGTGGATCCGAACAATTTGCTTCATCCCAAAATCTTTTTAAGTTATTACATCTGAGACAAGTGTAATAATATCCCATCTGGGAATATGAGAAGTGTTAAATGTATAGTAGGGGTGAAGAGACAATCAATTAACTAAACGGAAGGATTTACTTATGAGTTTATTCGGTGGTGGAAACGCAACCTTAGCCCAGATCAATGATGTACCAATGCCAGTTCAGACTGAAACCTATCAGCCTGTGAGCCACTTGAAGCTGGTTAGAACTGTTCAGGAGATCACCCAGAGCGTTTTACCTGTAGAGCTCGATAAGGCAGAATACAAGCTGGCATCTGATGGGCAGCACTTATTTGCTCACATGAGATTCAATGCTCTCATGGGATTCTCAAAAGCGGATGGAATTGGATTAAGCATAGGCATCGTAAACAGCTATAACAAGCGATTGACAGTTCAGATCGCTTCTGGTGCTGAAGTCATGATCTGCTCAAACCTGATGGTAGTTGGGGATATCCACTACATGCGAAAGAATACTGGATCCGTCTGGGAAGATATCGCTGCAGCTGTAGAGGGTAACATTGCCACTTCAGAAGATCGTTTTGATGAAGCTGTGATTGCCCGGAATTCTCTGAGCAGTCAAGAGCTCAGTGATGCTGAAGCTCACTCCATCATAGGCAGGCTTTATGGTGAGCACATGCTTACTAACCCTATGATCAGCAAGGTACGTGATCAGTGGATCAAACCAGATCACGAAGATTTCCAGCCCCGTACCCAGTGGAGCCTTTACAATGCTGTTACTGAGGCATACAAACTTGCACAGCCCGGCGATGCTTTACAGCGTTACCAGAGGCTTCATAATTTCTTCATGAACTCTGCTGCAGATGGATTCAATCTGAGCAACATGAACTAACACCCCTAACCCGGGGGGAGACATTAAAGGATGCCAGTCTCCCCCCACTTTTTCATGGAGATAACTAAATGAAACATTTTATTTTTGTATTTACCATTGGATCCAATCTTGAATGGTCTGGGGACAAACCCGGGGCTTTGATCGATCGTGGAATTAATCCAGATGAACGTGCTAAGATCCGGAACTGGATGGAAGCAGCACAGCCCGGCAATTTTCTGAAATGTCTTGCTGGCATGGCTGTTTGCTCTGGGGACGATGGCAAGGATGAATCAGTACCCAAACAGATCCTGCTGAACATTGAGGACGGGAACCACGGATCCACAGTAAAATCAATCACATTTTTCAGAGGGAACCGGAAGCTGGTTTCCCCGGTGGAATCTGTGGAAATCTTCTGGGATGGCGAAGGCGAATTCAAGACGATCGTAACTGCCCAGAGCGGATCCACAATGGCACTATCAGGCTTTGCTATTGGTGCTGGTAATGGCGATGCCTGTGAGGGCATGGGATGGCTTCTTAACTATGTTGGGATCAGCTTCCATGAGGATACGATCCTGAAGGCTAATCCAGATGCTGCAGGATCCTTTGCATGGCTTACCCCCAGAATGACAGCTGATGCCATTGAGATCTACCCAGATACCTATTCGATGCAGGAAGGCAGATGGCGTGGGATCGTGAACATCCAGCGTAAAAGGGGAACCATGCTGATCAGAAGCTACCCGGATCCCTCTGGGCAAAGTTTCTTTGATGATCCCAGTGAGCTCTGTGAAGCTATCCTGAACGATTGCAAACTGCTCGGAGTAGAGTGGAGTGCGGATCCCCGGATCCAGATCGCTCAGGCTGCAGATCAAAAGAAGCAATGATCCAGTTCGTGTAGCAGCATCTATAATGATCGGATGGAACTATGAATAGAGATCCAGACAAACACCAAAAGTATCACAGGATCACAGATCTGATTCCCGTGGAATCCCTGTCAGCTACTGAGGTAGCAGTGCAGGAATCTGAGATCCGGAAGCTGGCTCCAGTGAGGCATTGCTGGTGCTGTGGAAAATTGCTCAGGAAGAGATCCTACCGGACGAACTCCGGTGGGACTCTGAAGCTCGGACTTGTGGCTTATGGCTGGAAGGATTCAGGCTTCTGGTGCTCCCCTAAGTGCATCGCAGATCATGCTTCTGTTCTGGGATCTATAATGGTGAAGATCTCCAAATCATCGATCTTTGGAAACGATGGCTGGGATCTATCCAGAAGAGCCCTAAATTATAAACGTGAAGTATTCCCGGCTTAGTTCCCCGGGATGTTAATCCCCCAAAGCCCTACAGTGTTTTTTGCTGTGGGGCTTTTTTTGTTTCCCCTATTACACTCCCCTAAGCTGCATTCCTGCAGCGTTTATTCCCCCTGCAGTGCCATATCTGGCACTGGGACAAATATGGCACTTCTCACTTGTGAAGCTATTAGCCCCGCTTTAACTTTATTTCGATTGTTATAAGGCATGAGACAGAATTCAAAGAATTCAGGAGGTCAAAGCCCAACTTTTCGCAAAGTTGGGCTTTTTCTATTTTATGGACAGAGAGCAAAAAGTAAAACCAGATTTTATACTATTAGGACAGATCAGCCTATCCAAGTCGGTCGAATCAGGGGCTGCAGTTTCTGAAGGCAGATCTGAACGTAGATTGCTCTATGGTGAGATCACTAACCAGACCAAAGATGAAGAGGGCGAACAGCTATTTTCAAAGGCTTTGGACTGGAGCTATTTCGATACTAATGGCTGGATCAAATATGAGCACGTAGCTGCAGATCCAGAATTCATCATTGGATGCCCTCACGATCGGCACTCTACCCCAGATGGTGGAATGCTTGTGAAGGGTGCTCTATTCAATAATAAAAAATATTCAGATGCTACATGGGAATTGATCACTGCTCTGGAAGAGCATAATCGTGAATTCCCTGAGAACCAGAGAACTCTGGGCTGGAGCATCGAAGGACATTACACTGATGGCAAAGGTGGACGTGGGGGAGCCCGCAAAGCCAAAGTTATCAATGTAGTAATAACACCTAACCCCGTAAACAAATCCACCTATCTCCAGAAGATGGAAGAGAACAATGCCATCTTTGCCAAATCCATCATGGGTACTATTGATATAGATACCCGGGAAGCGGAATTGCTGAAGGCAATGGAAGTGGGTGAACCAGCTACGAACATCCCAGATAAAACTGGTGTGGATGCGATAGCCGGGGAAGAGGTAGATCCCAAAATCAAGCAGACTGCTGAGGAAATAAAGCAGGCTGAAGATGATAAGAAAAAGAAGCGGAAAAAGAAATCCGCTGTTTCAAAATCACAGGAGATTGAAATGCTTACTTTTAAAAACAAGGCAGAAGCCCTTGCTCATTTCAGTGATCAAGGTGTCACTGATGAAGCACAGGCTGAAACGCTGATCAAATCTTTGGGGATCCAGTTCACGGATGCTGAAGAGGTCGTGGTTCCTGTAGAGGAACCTGTTACAAAATCAATGCTAAAAGGTCTGGGTGAAAAGATCGAAGGCATGATCAAAGCTATTACACCAGCTGCTGATGCTGCTGGTGATGAACCTGAACCCCTACCAGTGGTAGAGGGCGAAGATGGTGACTATATCGATGCTGCCCCCATGCTTCTCAATATTGAGAAGAGCGTAACAAATCTGGCTTCTGCCATTCAGCAGAAAGTTAGTTATGATTACGAACGGGATCAGGAATTCGCAAAAGCCTTTGGTGAGGTAGATGGCATCCGGACTGAACTGGGAACGCTCTTGAAGAGTGTTCAGGCTGCTGTTACCGTGGGTGAGGGCGAAAATGCTATCTCCATATCTAAAGCTGTTACTATCCTCATGAAATCCCGTCCGGGTGCTCCTGTGGATCTTGCTGCTTTCACTGCAGCTGGTGAAGGTGATGGCAATGGCGGTGCTTCTCCAGAATTCAAAAAAAACTGGGGTGAATTACAGACTTCTCTCGAAAAAGGTATCCAATCTAAAAAGATTACGAACCGGGATCGTGCGATAGCTGAAAATCACTTTAGAACTGGTGAGTTCGATGTAGTGCAAACCGTTCTCGATAAGTGTGATGCGTAGCGTTTAGCTATCCATAATTTTTTATAATCTCAACTCTATTCATTAGGAGAAAACAATGAATTTTCTATTGGACAAATCTTTTGATCAGATTGTAGAGATGAACAAATCCATGATGGACTCAGGTTCCATGCGAATTACCCCAAACGGTATTAGCAAAGCCTTTTCCGCTGGTGAAGGTACTGGATCAGATATGACTGATCTGGATACCCTAACTGGTGGACGTGCCATCACGATTGAAAACATCGATACAGATCTTAAAAACACTGCTGAATCCCGTAACAACCTTGTATGGTACAACTTGCTCCGCAAGAAACCCATCCATGCTGTTCTGGATCAGTGGATGGTACTTTCCGATCACGGAACTAACGCTGCACAAAGACATTCATTCGGTAAATTCCGGACTGAGGGAGCTTTTCCAAATGCTTCTGATGTGACTTTGGAACGCAAGGTAGATTCAACCAAATTTATCCGTGATATGCGAGATCTAACCCACGTAGCTGAGACTGTTAGAACAATGGCAGAGAAGCACCAGATTATCAATAACGCTGCTGCCATTACAATTCTGGAAGCAATGGAATTGGCTACTGTTTTTGGTAACAGTGATCTGATGCCTACTCAGTATGATGGATTGTACAAACAGATCTTGGATGCCTACAATGCTGGTTACACTGATGCGATCGTAGATTGCCGTGCAACTGGATCCACTTCCTACTCTCAGGGTGATCAAATCTCTGAAGAGAAGTTGGATATTGGTGCTGAACGAATCTTGAATAACTATGGTGTAGCTACTGATATGGTTATGCCCACGAAGATCAAATCAGATCTGAATAAGATCTTGCCCGTATCTCGCCGTGTAAACCTTCCCGCTGCTCAGGCTGCTGGAGCCCAGAACATGCTGCTTGGTCAGCCTGCAGCTGGCTTCTATAGTGACTTTGCATACCAGTGGGGTAATGGTGGAGATCCGCACTTCAAGTTCCGTTCATCTATTGATACTTTTTTCCCTTCCGGTGAATCTGCTGGAATGTTAGCCCCTTCTGCTGACTTCCCAAGTGCAACTGATGCCCCTGCTGAACCTACAGGCGTGACTGCTGCTGTAGCATCTGATGCTGCCAGTAAGTTCGGTGCTGGTGATGCTGGTGATTACTGGTACAAAGTTTCTGCAGTAGATGCAGACGGTATTTCAGTTTCCACAGCTGTAGCAAGTGCTATTTCAGTCGCTGCAGGTCAAAAAGTTACTCTTACTGCTACTTGTAATGATTCAACTATTACAGGACTCTCAGTATATCGCAGTGCCATGAATGCAGCCACGAACGCTGATTGTCGCTGGATCGCTGATGTAGCTATTAACAACCCAGTGAGTACAACTGATGTAATTGATCTAAACCTCATCCTTCCCGGTACTTCCGTGGCTATCCTTATCTCTAATGCAGAGGAAACGGATGCTATGGATTATCGCCAGCTTATGCCCTTCCTGAGAATGGAACTCCCCTTTGGTCTTAATGGCATCGTGGGCTATCCATACTTGTATATGCTATATGCATATCTCCGGATCCAGAAGCTACGAAATACCCGTGTTGGTGGAACCTACCATATCATGTACACCAATGTACGATGGGCAGAATCCACGTTTGACGGGGCTGCAGCCTAAATAGCTGGATCAATCTCTTGAAATCGCTGGTGGGATCTAATATGGATCCCACCAGCCTTTTACGAAATTTGAACGAAACATAGGGAACGGTATAATGAAAATTTTAAAAGCACCTAACAAAAACACAGTGGATCGCACCTGTTCTGCTGGTACAGTATCTTTTGTAAATGGAATTGCTGTTAAATTTAGTCCATCACAGGAAGAGCATTTTGTAACTCTGATGCCCGGATACTCTGTAGAAGAGATCCCAGATCCAATACAGCCCGGTAAGGCAGCTGTAAAAGC